CCGCTAAGGTAACCCAGCTGATTCCTGTGCCTTCCGGCGTTTCAGGTCAGATGGTCGTGCGTCCAGCGCGTAGCCGTGTGGTTCACGTGACGAACCCCGTAGATAATTCCGCCAGCGGTTCTACGGTTAAGCGGTGTCACGCGTGCTCCAAGAGTATGCGTCTCACCAAGGAGGTGATCCACAATGGATTGCAGTTGCTTCGGGTTAGGTACGGTCTTCCGTACTCAGAACTTCCGGACTGCGATCCTTCTTCTCTCGGACGCTTCCACGTCTTTCTTCTGGAACAGGGCAAGGAGCGGGCCTCTGTTCCCTTCCCCCGCTGCCAACGGCGGGGGGAAAATGGTCTCTGTCGTCTGCAGAGACTTGAGCGACGAAAACGCTGGGAGCTCGCTCTCAGCGTGTCAAGTATTAAACGCAACCTGCCTGCAGGTTGCCCGTCGCACACTCCGTCGGCACGTTTTGCATGGGAGCAAAACGTGTCCTCTCCTCCCCCAACCCTTGATCCTGGTTATCTTCCTCACGTCCGGCGTGAGGTGACCAAACTCTTCCGCTGCGGTTGGGATAGGAAGTATGAACGCTTCGTCGGCGATCATCTTCCTAATCCCACTGCCCGCAAGGCGAAGTCCTCTCGCGCCGACCTTCTTTGGGCCGGCAGGAGGGAAGAGTTTCTTCGACTCTGCCTGGAGGAAACATTGGATGACACACCAATGTCAGGCAGATACAAGGATGTCCTTTCCGCTGGTAAGAACAGACCACTCCTCATCCTAGATGAGCGGGTGGACGTTCTCGCACCTTTGCACCGGATGGTTTACGACCATCTGGCCACTACCACGGATTGGCTCCTTGTGGGTCCCCCGACCCCGAAGAGGATCAGCTCTGTCTGTGTTAACAAGGTCCAGACTTCAGTCGACCTTGTTTCCGCAAGTGACGGGCTCAGTCACGAAGTGACTCGGGCCATTCTCGATTGTCTTTTCTTCACTTCGGTGAAGGTACCTCGCTCTGTACGACGTCTGGCGTACAGTTCCTTGACTCCTTTCTTTAGGAGTAGCGATGGTGACGATCTGAGAGTCGGACACGGACAGAGTATGGGTTCCTACCTCTGCTTCCCCCTTCTCTGCATCCACTCTTACGTTGCTGCCTCCTGGGCAGCTCGTAATTGTGGTGCGGCACGGTTCCTTGTCAACGGCGACGACTGTCTCGTCAGTTCCGACAGGGATCGTATAGTGCAGGACTACCCTTCTGGGTACCGGCTCAACTATACGAAGACGACCGTTTCCGCGAAAGTGGCCGAGCTCAACTCGACCGTCTTTCTGCAAGCAGGGGGAAAGTGGCGCGAAATACGCCACTATCGGAGAGTAGGAGCTCCTTCCGATTACCAGGGGATGCTACACATGGCGAAGGCCATGTCTGTAGATCCACAGGGTCAGGACGCGTTCTCGCGGACGCGGATCGGAAGGAGATGGGGGTTTCTCCCATCCCAGCTAGGACATACGTCCTATGCCTCTTACAAGCGAGAGAGGCAACTTCGAAGAACGAGGGTCTTTACTGACCTTCCCGTTTCGCCTACACAGGCGGTCGTTCCAGAAGGGCTGCGTCGCGTCGTCGGGAGAGACGCGACATCCGTTGAGAAACAAGCCTTGCTTGATTTCTTTTGGATCAACGGAAGGATGGGAGGATTGAAGAGAGACGTATGGTCACCGTCCTGCGGGGCCATACGTCGGACCTACGGATACAGGGCCCAGCCCTGTATTAGCTTTCTCTCTTACGTCGGGGAGAAAGTTAGACGCTTCTGCGCAGCGTCCCGAAAAGCGCCCGTCTTCTTTCTCCTTCCCGAGGAGTTTGAGACGGAGGAAGAGAGCGTGGGCCTTTGGCTGTTGGAGCAGTGGCGCAATGCCATTGTTTCGCTGGCGCCTTAGGCGATGAGAGAGGGTGTCCCAGACACCTCTGGTCCGTCGTTCTGGAACGACGATGAAGGGAAGAACTGCTTGTGGCCAGTTGAGCCGTGAGGTCGGTCCCGTCGGTACCTCTTGCGTAAGTTGCCGTCTGTTTAAAGTCGAGGGCTGCCGTTTTCTTCTCCCCCGCGGGGGTTAAAGGCGGCTATGAAAACCCTGGCCAGAAAACGTCCCTACTTAAGTGTAGGTGTTAAAGACGAGTCGGCAGACTGCAGCGAAGCGGTTGTACGTAGTACATCGCGCTAGTGAGGGGGGTACGGGGCTTGTGTAAGTCGGCCGAGGGCCGCCGGCGGCGACGCCGGTCGGGTTGGGAGCGTTTGGACAATGTCCTCTGCGCCAGTTGACGGAGTGTGACGGAGGTCACATTCCCGGGTACCCACACAAGCAGTTCGGAACGGATTCCGAGGGAAGGAGTCGCGGGGCTATGCCAGCATAGCAGGGCGACGGAGGG